CGCGCGAGCCGCGGGCGGCCGCGTTCATCCGGTGGACCGCTGCGGGGCCGCCGACGGCCTTCACCCACTCGGGCCGCATGATCGCCTCGCCACCAGACAGGGCCAGCGCCCCGCCGCCGTCGGGCGAGAAGAAATGGTAGATGTCCTTGCCAGGCGAATATCCGGGCAGCACACCACCACTGGCGTATCCGGGAATGCCGGACACTGACGGGAGCCTCATGGAGAGGCCCAGTTTCTCGGCAATGCTGTCGGCGGTCTTCTTAATGCCGTCGCGGTAGACGGTGTTGATGATGAAGTTGATCGGCTTCGCGGCGACCGACTTAACCCCATCCCATACGGTCTGAATACCGGACTTCATATTCTCGAAGGCCTTTTTGATATTCGTCGTGACCGTATCGAAGATCGGCTTGACCGTGTTCTGGAACCAAGACACGACCGTATTGATGACGCTCTTGATGCCGTCCCAGATGGTCTTCAACCCGCCCCACAGGAGGTCGGCACCGGACTTGATGCCGTTCCACACCGTGGAGATGACGGGCTGCACGTAGGTCTGGAACCAGCCGACGACCGTGAGCACGGACGCCTTGATGCCGTTCCAAATGGTGACGATCCCATTCCAGAGGAATTGGGCGCCCACCTGAATTCCGGTCCACACTGCGGAAATGACCGGCATGATGTAGGCGGTGAAGAAATCCGCCACCACCTGCACCGCGGCCTTGATCCCATTCCAGATCGTGACGATCCCGTTCCATAGGAACTGGGCCCCGATCTTGATGCCGTCCCAGACGGCAGACAGGACCGGCATGACGTAGGCGTTGAACCAGTCCACGGCCACGCCGACGGCAGCCTTGATGCCGTCCCACACCCAGACGATGCCCGCCCACAGGTACTGGGCCCCGGTCTTGATGCCCTCCCAGGCGGCAGCGAGGACAGGCCCAACGTAGGTGACCACCCAGTCCACGACCGTTGAGATCGCGGCCCACCACATCTGGAAGTACAGGGCGACGGCGGTAGCCAGGACCCACACGGCGACCTTGATGCCGGTCCATACACCAGAAAGGACCGGGCCGACGTAGGTGGAGATCCAGTCCACGACCGTCGAGATCGCCGTCATGATCCCGCCCCAGACGGCGCTCACCGCGCCGCTCAGGACCGACCACACGCCGCTCAGGACGCTCACGGCACCCGAGATCACCGGGACCACGTAGGAGGTGAAGAACCCGGAGACGGCGCCCCACACCGTGTTCCAGACCGAGCTGAGTGCATTCAGGGTCGCGTCCCAGTAGGGTGCGATCCAGTCCAGGAACTTCTTGAACTCGGCGGTGATCGCCGCCCACGCCCGCTTGCCCGTCTCCGTCTGGGTAAAGAACCAGGTCAGGGCGGCGACGACGGCGAGGATGGCCGTCACGATGAGGATGTACGGGTTAGCGTTCGAGACCACGTTGAAGGCCGCCTGCGCCTTCTTCGCATTGTCCACGGCCTTCTCCATGGACTTGAGGCTGGTCACCCATTTCAGGACGCTGCCGGCCTGCTTGATCGCGTCAATCGTCGTCGTGGCCTTGTGGAGGCCGTAGAACGCGGTGGCGGCGGTGCCGACGGTGACAGCCAGGGTCGAGAGCATCCCCTTGTGCTCGATGCCCCAGGACGTCGCGGTCAGGATGGCGTCGCCGACCTTGACGATGGCGTCACGCAGGCCCTCCAGGAAGCCGGTCAGCGGCGAGTTCGGGTCGAGCCCGAAGAGGGGCTTATCCGTCTCCCCGGTGAAGATGATCTCCGTGAGCCCCTGCACCGACGGGATCAGCGTGTCGTTAATCCAGGTGCCAGCCTCGATAGCGGCGTCACGGACGTTGAAGAGAAAGTCGACTAACGCGCTATCCTCTTCGAGTCCGAAGAGCGAATCGGGGCCCTTGTAGTCGCCGGAGAACAGGATCGACGCGACGCCCTGGATCCCGGGGATCAGGGTCCCGGTGATCCAATCCCCGGCCGCCCGTGCGGACTCCCCGATCTTGAAGAGGAAGTCAACGATCCCACTATCCTCTTCGAGGCCGAAGACCTTGGAGGAGCCGTCGAACTGGCCCTTGGAGAGAATGTCCCACACACCCTGGATGCCGGGGATGAGGTTGTTCTGGATCCAGTCGAACGCACCCTCGGCCCCCGACGCAACGTTCCCCATGAAGTCCGTCAGGGCAGGCTTGATCTGGTCGACAATCCCCATTGCCCCGGACACGAGGGTGGCCTCGAGGTTGCCCCAGGCGCCCTCAATCGTCTGGGTCGACGTCGCCGCCTCCTTGGCGACATCCGTCATACCAAGGTCCATCACCGCGGCATTGAATTCCTCGGCGGTGATCTCGCCCTTCTCCATCGCCTCACGGAAGTTCCCCGTGTAAGCACCGGCCTCAAGGAGGGCCTGCTGGAGTTTCCCGGACGCGCCGGGAACAGCGTCGGCGAGCTGGTTGAAGTTTTCGGTTGTGAGTTTTCCCTGACCGGCGGTCTGGGTAAGCACCATACCGACGGACTTGAATGTTTCCGCATTTCCGCCGGCGACGGCATTCAGGTTACCTGCGGCCTCGGCGAGTTTGTCGTAGCCCTGGACGTTGTTGGACGCCAGTTGGGCGGTGATCGACTGGATATCCGACAGGCCGTAGACGGTTCGGTCCGCGTACTCTTTTGTCGACTTCGTGAGGCGGTCGACGTCGGCCGCGGACTTGCCCGCGAAGTTCAGCGTGTTCTTGAACTTGTTCGTCGCGTCGGAGGCGTCGATAGCCTGCTTCGCGATGTCGGCGAAGCCCGTCGCGAGCCCGACGGTACTGGCGACGGCAAGCGCCCCGGCGGCGATCTTGCCGACCTTGCGGAATGCGCCCCCCAGGCCGCTGATGATGCTGTTCTCGGCGCGGCTGGTGTTGACGCGGTTGAGTTGTCCCTCGACCTCGCGGGTGAGGTTGGAGCCGGAGATGGCGACCTGGATCCAGGCGGTGCCGATGTTGTAGCCAGCCATCCCAGCTCCTCCTCTATATGCTGGGAGGCCCCACAGCGGCGTGCTGTGGGGCCTCCCCTCTTGTGGTTATGTGCTGGCTTGGGCGGCCAGTTCTGGGTGCCTGGCGAGCCATCTGCGGGCCTTGGCGTCCTGCCGCTCCTGCGCCTCCCTGGCCTTCTGCTGCCAGCCGGGTTCGGGCGGCTTCGGCGGCTTCGGCAGGTCGGACTGCTTGGCTCCGACGGCGGAGGCGATGTAGCAGCAGATCTGCCAGGCGGCCATGCGCGTGGCGGTCACCTCGTCGGAGAGGGCGACGTCCCCACCCATGGCGCGCCCCAGGGCGCTCCCTGGGGGTAGGCCGCGTATGAGGACCAGCAGCCGTCTAGGGGTCAGCCGGCCCCTGTAGAGGTCCAGCAAGTCGATCCCGTACACCCGCAGTAGGTCGGCTTCGATCTCCTCCCCATGCTCCCGTAGGAGCGCGGGGAGGGCGATCAGTTTCCCGCGTTCAGGGCCTCGAACACCTGCTGGAGGAACTCGCCCATGGCGTCGGCGTTGACCTTGCCGTCCTTGCGGATGTGGGCCTTCACGTCGTCGTAGGCGTCGCCCAGGACAGCGCGGGTCACGCGCATCATCGCGGCCGGGGAGGCGCTACCGTCCTCCATGGCGGCCAACGCCTCAATCACCTCCCAGTCGGACTGGAAGACGGTCGGGTCAACGGTGACGGTGAGACCATCAACGGTCACCTCGACGACGCCGCCGCCGTTGGCCTCGGCCTCCTGGAAGTCCTTCGGCGTCGCAGCACCGATCTCCTTCGCGCGCTCGGCCGTCTTGCTCGTCTTCTTGCTAGTCATCTGTCGGTCCCTTTCGGTGGTTGGCGGTCCCAGAATGTGTGGTGACCCCACCCCGGCGCAGGGACCGACCATCCGCGCCGGGGCAGGGAGAATGAGGCCCTATCAGGCCGGGATCAGCGACTTCGCGTTGCTGTAGATGACGTAGTCGCCCAGCACCGAGAGCTTGTAACTCCAGGCGGTCAGTTCACCGACCTTGAAGGCCACCTCGCCGCGCTCACCGAGTTCGAGGCGGGGGCAGACGATCCGCATG